TTATTCCGAATCGGTTACTTTTTCAATATCTCCGTTGTCTGTGTATACAATGTAATCTACTAAATGTGTTCCGCCAAACATTGCTTTGGCATCATGTTCCTCGCCTTTGGTATATTCATACACTGATACATATAACAAGCCGGATACAACACTTATACTCGTGCTTGTTTTTGTGGTTAAGTTTTCAACCGCCAAAATAGTTTTATCAGAATCAAAGTAGTTTTTATAACACGATAACGCATAATCTTCAACATTAAAGTTGTTTTCTGCTATTACAATACATTTCCAATTACCTGTAACATCATTCCTTACAGTATCGTACTTTGTTGAATATATCGTAGTAATATCCTTATCGCTTATACCTACAATATTATCCCCTGTTCTGTGTTCCACTATTTCCGTTGGTTCTTCCGTAATTGCTTCCGTTGTTTCTTTCTGCTCTGTTGTTTCCTCCTGTTTCTCGGATTCCGGCACTTCTGTTTTTTCTAATTCAGCAGTACCCCCCCCCCGAACATCTGTTTGATTTTCGGTTGTGGTGTTTTCTGTTTGCCTGTTATTGCTTGCAATTATCCCGTGACCTATCCAAAAGACCACAATTACAGCAATGATTATAATGTGTTGTTTTTTCATGTTGAACCTCCTTTGTGTCCGATTCGGTCTATTCGACCTTGATTTTTTTGTTTTTTCCTGCTAATATATTTTAAAGCACTCGGGGCGATTAGCAGGAATGTTATGAAGTTCGCCCCTTGTGTTGACCCTTATTAAGTTTTTTATTCCTTAATCAATTCTGTGAGATATTCGATTAACTCTTCTTTCGGTGTATCATTTCTTATCAGTGCTATTATCATTTTTATTATCCCTTTGAACTGGTTGTTTGTCATTTTGTTATCCTCCATTGTTTAACTCCTTTCCTGCTATCTCCTTGCTACAATTACATTATATACTTATATAAGTATATTGTCAACAGTTTTTTATACTTATATAAGTATTTTTTTGTAGTAATACTTATCTTCTTTCTGATATATCCTTATCTCTTCATCTTTCCCCCGATAGTCTAATTCCGCATCTGTCACAAAATCGCAATTAGTGCATGAAATATATCCGCACTCCATAGGCCCGCAATCTTCTTTTCTTATTCTTTTTTTAGATAATTTCCCACTTCTTGTTATTTTGTAAACGTCTGAATACTGCATTAAATTGCTAAACTCTAATGTGCTTCCACACTTAGGGCAGCAATTCAACAATTCATCCATTTTATCCCCTCGCTTTCTTCTCTTCGATTGCTGCAACTATAAATTCGTTACGGCTCTTATATCCCTGTTTCTTCGCTTCTTTGTCAATCTCTGCTTTCTGTCCTGTCGGGACTGTTACAAGAAATTGGTCGTAAGCCTTTGCATTGTATTTATTTTTTGCCTTTGTCGCAGGCGTTCCGCCTGTCTTTTCCTCCGCCAACTGCTGCACCTCCTTTGCTCGTTGGTTTTTCTTTATCATATCACATTCATTATACTTATACAAGTATATAAAATGCACAAATAACTTTATATACTTATATAAGTATTTTGGTAATTATTCCGGGTTGCGTATATACTTATATAAGTATATAATAGCATCATAAGGAACAGGGAATAAGACAGACCCACAAAGTTATACACAGTATCCACATTTTAGGAGGTATTCACTATGGAAAGAACACTAGAAACAATCACTATCAACAACGCTTTAGAGGTTGTCAGACTTAAAGGCGAACTTAAATTTAAACATCCGCTTGGTTATACTCGTCCAAGCGGTTACTGTTTCAAGCACCCGGTTAAAGGCTTCTTTGCTTTTAAGGGTGATACAGAGCCGTATATGCCTTGTGGTGGCAAAAAGGCTTTACTTTCTATCATCCGTTCCGGCGGTTTTTTTAATTTTGATAATGTGGTTTGGCTTCAACCACTCAACTAAATACTTATCCGGGGTTGCGGTACTGCTGCCCCAGTACTATAGAGGTGGATATTATGGATTTTGGAAAATATGAAAAATATATGAATGACCGTAAGGCGGTAACGGTTGAAAATAACCGCCGAATAGAAAAGAAATTCGCCGAATGCGAAAAGTGGGTTGCTGATAATCTCATAAATTGCGGTTGTGTCTTTACAAACCACTCTGAATTATTGCAGAAACAAAGTTTTATGATATGGATTGATAACGGCATTAGCATTTCTCATAAAATATATAAACTTTCTGAATGTGGTATTACCCCTCTTGTACTGCTGCCTTATCCTGTCAGAATATAAAAATAACCCCCAAGGCTTCATCAAGCCAAGGGGGCATTTTGTTTACTGCATATTCTGTTATTTTGTATTTTCTACAAGTGTTACCACTGCCGGGGTTGTCTGCTGTTTGTTTTCAATGTAGGTTGTAAGGTTCTCGTTAGCTTCCCATTTCTTTTTTGCTTCCGCTAATACAGATTCCGCAATCTGTACCAACTGCTTTTCTGTAAACAGGATTCTAACCACGCTCGGCAGATATGCGTACATTTTCGCAACCACTTCCGACAGCTTAATAATCCCTGTGCCGGCCCCACACTCTCCCTCTGCATCTGTGACAAACTTAATTGCAATCTGCTTTAAGATTTTGGTCTGTCCTGTCTTGATTAAATAAATAATCAAGGCTACAACCATAGCAATAAGCAATACAGAATCCCAATTAACAAGTAACCATTTTAAAATCTGCATAGTATTTTCCTCCGTTTTGTGACCGAATCGGTCTATTTTACATCTGCTGCATTAACCCAACCGTACACGCCTTTACCGTCCTGTGAAATGCAATGATAAGGGTGTGTGCCTTTGGTATTTACTGCCGTTACCTTACAGGTGCTTGTAACATTCTTCTGTACGCTCGCATATTCCGCCGTAGAGGACTTGTAAACCCCTCCGCCTGTGAATGTTACTATATCGCCTTTTGAAACGCTTGCGGGGTCGCTGTGTGCCTTAGAGGATAACTCCTTGATAGATTCCGCATTGACCCAACCGTACACGCCTTTACCGTCTTGTGAAATGCAATGATATTTATGTGTGCCTTTCTCATTTACTGCCGTTACCTTACAGGTGCTTACCACATCCTTTTCCTTGGCTGCATATTCTGCCGTAGAAGAGATATAGACCCCTCCGCCTGTGAATGTCACTATATCGCCTTTTGAAACTCCTGTAGGCGTTTCCTGTGGCTTCTGCGGTGTGTTCTGCTTCTCTTCTGTCTTGGTGTGTGATACGTCCGTTAAGTTGCTTCCCTTTATCGCTTCGTATACTTTGCTTCTACGGCTTTCATATTGCCCCATTGTGGCATCTTTTAAGGCGTAGGCGTGTATTTCTTCAAGTCCTACCTTTTCCGCCCCTCCTGTGGCTTCTGCTGCCGTCTTGGCAATGCGTGAACTTGCACCGCTACCGCCTTGGTTCTCTAAGTCCGCAAAATAGGCAAGTGCTTTTAAGGATACTAAACCGATTTTTACGCCGTTCTTTACATATCCTGTAATATCTGCATCCGCTAAATCGTCCTGTACTTCCTTTCCGTCCTTGGTTGTGAGCAACTTAGATATTGCATTGGCTTCCTCTTCGGTTGCTTCTCTCTCCTGTCTGTTCCACGCATCCGCACTACTTCCGGCAATCTCTGTATACAGGGCATCCCCTAATATCTCTTTTGCCTGTTCCTGGTCCTTTTCAACAATGGACTTTAAGAGGGGCAACGCTCTACCCCAATATGCGTTCCATTGGCACTTACCTATGCTCATTCCGTGGTTGTTGTCGTTTCTGTTTACGCTTCCGTAATTACCCTCCTGTGAGTAGATAATACCGCTTGCGACCTTAACAATCTTTTTTACCTGTGCTGCTGTTACTGCCATAGTGTACCTCCTACGCTCTCTGTGTATATCCAAGGCTTATATACCCTGCACCGCTCTTTAATTTGCCCCAAGTGGTGTTACCGTTCTTTTCCTCTCCAACGATTGTATATACTTCGCCCTGTTTTACCTGTGTTGTTACCGGGTAATTTGTTCCGGGACCTTTTCGGACATTCAGAACGGCGGTATTGATTTTTACCCTGTAGCTTGTATCCTGTGGAGTATTTGCGGTCATTCCCGCTATTCGCTCCGTATATCCAAGGCTTATGTAGCCTGCACCGCTCTTTAATTTGCCCCAAGTGGTATCACCGTTTCTTACTTCGCCTACGATTGTGTATACTTCTCCCTGTTTTACCTGTGTGGCTACTCCGTAATCCGTTCCGGGGCCAACACGCACATTTAATACATCTGCCGTAATCTTTACTCTGTAGCTTGCCACATTATCCGTTGTCGGCTGTGCGGTATGCTGTCCTCCTGCGGATTCCGAACCCCCTAAGATGCCCTTAACCTTGTTTTTGAACTCCTGCCATTCTGTAGGGTTACTTACCATTTGAGCTGGGCAATTCTTTCCTGTTACGTCATAATGGCGTAATACATAGGAATCAACGCCACTTGCACCAATTCCAAGCATTTTACAAAGAAATGCACAAAGGTATGCAGCATTTTCTTTTGTCCTGTCTGAAATTCTGTAGTTTCCGGCAGTACAACACATTTCAATGCCTATGCTGTTTGCATTTCTGCAAGAGCCGTGTTTATAGGACTTCGCCCCACAATGCCAAGCGGTATCCCTCAACTCTACGCTTTGGTAAATTTCCGCATCATCTACAAAAAAATGAGCGGAAGCATTACGCCCCGCACCGCTGAAATAATTTGCATTTGCCTTTGCCGTATCTTTTGAATTGCCTGTATAGTGCATTACCACATAAGATACGCTTCGGCTTGTGTTGTTGTTCAGATTGTCGTTGTTACATTTGATACTTGAATTTATCCCGATACCGTTAATTGTATCGCCGATAAATCCGGCTGTTATTGTTTTTCCCATAACGCCGTACCTCCTTAAATATTGATGTTGTTTAAATCAACAGAAATATCCTTAGTTTCCTCCGGGTATCCCTTTTTGATTTTGATAATGTTTTCTGCCTTGGCTTTCCAACAATACAAGGCAATTACTGTAGTTGTCGGGGTTGCTATGTATGTGGCAAGCACCCCGAATTGTGAGTAGTCGATAAGTGTTACTTTGATGCCGATATACAGGCCCACAAAGTAAGTAAAAAGGACTGCGACCAATACAAGTTTTGTAAAGTTCGGCTTCGGAAGTTTCTTTTTGCTTCCGTCCTGTAGCTTTCTGCATAACTTGTCTTTGTTCGCAATCCTAAAAAGCAAATAAAAAACAAAGAATCCTATAGCAATGCCAAGGATTCCGCAAATAAGATATTTCATATTCTGTTTTTCCTCCTATGTTTCCTGTCCGTGTGCCTTTTGATTGATATGTTTTTCAATCTTTCCTATGGCTTCTGTGACCGGTCCGTTACACCCCTGTTCTTTAAGTCCTTTCAGACACGCCAATACCGCATAAGTGAGTAAACACAATTCATCTTCCATTGCTTTTATGTCCTCTTTCTCCTGCTTCTTTAAGTCCTCAATATCGGCTGTCTGTTTCTGTTGTGCTTGAAACCATTTGATAATCTTGTATACAACCGCACCAATGGCAGTTAATGCCCCTAATACGCTTGCAATAGTTATAATTGCTGCTGAATCAATATACATTGTGTGTAATTTCCTTTCCTTGCAGTTTGCAATATGGTGTAGCAAATCCGCAAAAATAACTTTCGGTATAGTTCGGGCAGTTATCGCATTTTCCTGTGCATCTGCTTACCTCTTCTTTCTTTTCCACCATACCGTTTTCCTTAAACAGGGTGTTAAGGCTTTGCCTAAGTCCGTAACTGTCAAAATGTGACAGGATACCACGGTATGAAGCTACCGAACGGTCCAACCTGTCTTTTCTTTCTTCTCCTGCCTTTACCTTTGCAATCTGATTTTTAAGATTACGTTTGATTTTTACCGCCGTTTGCTTCTTTAATCTGCGGTGCGTAGACCATATTCTAAAGCCTACAAAATCAACTCCCATGCTGCACGGTCTGATAGCTGTTTTATTGTTCAAATCTAACCTTAATTCGTCCGATAAGAACGCTCTTAACAACTCCTTGACCTCTGCCAAATACTTTTTGTCGTGGTGGAGTATGATAATATCATCCATATATCGGATGTAGTAATGCAATCCCAACTCATGCTTTGCGTATTGGTCTACCTCATTAAGGTAAATGTTTGCAAACATCTGTGAGGTAAGGTTGCCTATCGGCATCCCTTTATTGCCTAGCCTGTCCGATACCTCCACTTCGTCCGGCTCTTTCCCGGGCGGTAATCCAAAATTCATAGATTCGCAATTTATAATCTTTTCCAACAGGTTGAGCAATCGTTGGTCTTTAATCCTGCGTGCTAAAATCTTTAATAAAATATCGTGGTCTACCCTGTAGAAATATTTTGATATATCCATTTTCAGATAGTAGTACCGTTCCGGCTTTCTTTCTGTCTGCCTTAACCAATACTGCAACCTGTCGGCTGCCTTATGTGTTCCTTTACCCTTGCGACAGGCATAGGAATCAAAAATAAAAGTCTTTTCGTACAATGGAAATAACTGCCTGTAAATCGCCCATTGTACTATCCTGTCCTTAAATGGTAAGGACATAATAAGTCGTTTCTTTGGTTCATAAACATAAAAGGTGTGATACTTCCCTACCTCGTATGTTTCATAAATCAAGTGATTCTGAATATTTATTAACTGCTCTTCATAGTTGCGGTTGAAAATCAATACATCATCCCTGTATCTTTTCCCCTTTCTCGCTTCCTCCCAAGCCTTATGTAAATTTTCAAAATCATAAATCTTTTCGTATATGTTCTTTATGCTTTTCATTGCATACCTCTTGTAAATTTGTGCCGTACAAACCTAATCAGTTTTTAACCCTTTCAGACGTGACAAATGTATATATTTTCGGCTATTGCTTACTAACTGTCTTTACGGCAATTCAATCTTTTTCCTGTAAACAGGAACGGAAAATAACCCCTTTAACCCTGTTTGTGCTGTCCTTACAGTCGTAACCGCAAGGCTTCTTGACATAGGGGCAGAGCGGAGCGGAAGCCAATGTTGTCGTTCGAGTTGGAACGAGGGTTATTCAAGTTGAGAGCGGACGGACCCGAATTGGAAGTATTGTTGAACGCCGACCCACGGATAGGCAACCACCGTAACTTTGTGATTATTTCCCTATGTATTTTTATTTCTGCTTTTCCCTGCCGTTGACCCATTCCGTATAACCGCCTATCATTCGACCGATTTCGTCTACCTTTCGCATCCACACTTCCCAAGTATGAAAATCTAAACAAGGCTTTTGGTTCGGGTATAGGTTCGGGTCTTTTGCAAGTCTTAGCAGATTTCTTAATACATCAACTTCAATATCCAAATCCTGCAATGTGGTTTTCTTGTGGTACTTCTTTTCAAGTCGCACCGCCATTTCCAACATTGTATACATTGTCTTTCTTATATCGCCTGCAAGTACATACCTTTCCGCTTTCGGAAAGTCCTTTAATTGAGGGTTGCCGTACAATATCATTTCATAAATCTTTTCCTTAATATGAAAAATATCGTTTCCGTTATGCTTCTTTTCTTCCTGTTGTATCTCTTCCACTTTTGCAACCGCCTAACTGTAATGTATTTGCTATAAAGGGCGTGCTATCGCACGCCCTATCAGTTTTTCAGTATTCTTCTACTGGCTCGGATTTATAGTCCGGAAGCTGCAAATGCGTCAGAATACTCCGGAGAAAATGGCGGTCCTCGGCAAGTTGAAAATTGCCCGTTATGTCGCCATGACGGTCCTGTTGGCCGTCATCCTTTTCACCGGAGTATGGCAGGAGACCTCCGCCGCAAAAGCGATCCAGGTGCTGACAAACGGTGAAGCCGCTGCCTATGCTGCAGAATACGAAGAACGTCTTCTTCTCCTGAATGACCCGGAGATTACGGATGTGGTGCTGACCCCCTTTACCCATCAGCCTGCGATGATCTACACCGGCGATCTTCCAGGAGACCCCGAGGATCCCACCAGTAAAAAGACCGCACAATACTTTGGAAAAAATTCCATATACGTAGATTACAGCAATTAATTATAGTGACCAGCTGATGAGCACACCACCATCGAATAAAAGGCGATCAACAACCCACGGCGCATTACAAAAAGGACGCTTCCGGTTTTTCCGGAAACGTCCTTTTGTTATCTTTTACTATTCTTATTGTCCTTCGTACTTCTCACTCTGCATACGGATCAGTTCTGCATCGTCGAAGTAATTGATACGCATAGCGCTCTTTACCTCAGACAGGGTCTGTGCTGCCACTTCACGGGCCTCGTCACTGCCCTTCTTCAGGATCTCATATACTGCGGGAATATCCTTCTCCAGTTCTTTTCTACGGTTACGGATGGGCTCCAAGGTCTCCTGCATTACGTTGTTCAGGAACTTCTTCACCTTCACGTCACCCAGACCGCCTCTGGTATAATGCGCCTTTAACTCGTCCAGATTTGCGTAATCCGGCAGGTATCTCTCGAAGTGCTCCGGCTTGCAGAAAGCATCCAGGTAAGTGAATACCGTGTTGCCCTCCAGATGTCCGGGATCGCTGACCAACAGATGCTCGGGATCGGTGTACATGCTCATGATCTTGGTGCGTACATCGTCTGCGCTGTCTGCCAGATAGATGCAGTTGCCAAGGGATTTACTCATTTTCGCCTTGCCATCGATGCCAGGCAGTCGCTGACATGCCTCATTTTCAGGCAGCAGTGCCTTGGGCTCTACCAGTACCGGTGCATATACGGTGTTGAATTTGTGTACGATCTCTCTGGTCTGTTCGATCATGGGCAGCTGGTCACCACCTACGGGAACGGTGGTTGCCTTGAAAGCGGTAATATCGGAAGCCTGGCTGATGGGATAGGTAAAAAATCCCACAGGGATGCTGGCTTCGAAGTTACGCATCTGGATCTCACTCTTTACGGTCGGGTTTCTCTGTAATCTGGCTACGGTTACCAAATCCATGTAATAGAAGGTCAGCTCGCACAGTTCGGAGATCTGAGACTGAATGAAGATCGTTGCCTTGCTGGGATCCAGTCCGCAGGACATGTAGTCCAGCGCCACTTCAATAATATTCTGACGCACCTTCTCGGGATTCTCGATATTATCCGTCAGCGCCTGTGCGTCTGCGATCATGATAAAAGTCTTCTTATATTCGCCGGAATTTTGCAGCTCTACACGTCTTCTCAGGGAGCCTGCATAATGTCCCACATGTAATCTTCCGGTGGGTCTGTCACCTGTCAAAATAATCTTGTCCATTTCGTCCTCTCAATCCGCCGTCTACGCGGCCATACATCATTGCTTTCTTAATTATATCATTTTTTTGAATATTAGCAAGAAAGCATCTTATCCCATTCTTTTTTTGATAAATCAGAATCTGCAAACATAAGATTTAATATCCCAACTCTAATATCGTCAAAAACAGAATATGGTGCATCATTAAACAAACTTTTTTCTATCTTCTGCATTTCCAATAATATTTCCTCTTGTCGTTTACTTCCTAATTTCTCCCAAACACTAGGCTTTAAATACCAGTTATCTATTCCATATATCATTGTTGCTTCAATAAAGTTTAAAACAGCTAATGGATTATCTAACTTAAGGTCAATCTCTTCTTTAAGTTCTTTAGGTATAACTTTATCAAACCCCAAAGTAATAAGTGTATTATTTGCAAAAGGAATTACATCTACTGAACAGATATAATTCTCTCTTTGAAAAACAATTTCTGTACAACCACAAATACACACTGGGATTTTAATGTCTATCAAGACACTTGAAAAATCTACGTCTGTTTTCCTCCCTTCTATTTCATTCCACAATTTTTCCTTAAAATATTCAAGTTGACTATAAAATAATAATTGTCTTTCCTTAAAATCTTCTAT